CCTCTTCAGGTTCCATTAGTCCGAGTAATGCTTCTTGAGCCTCCCGTACACTACCGGGTAGCTCTGGTAACGGCTCTGCCGTTGGTTGCGGGGCTGGTTGCGTATCCGCCATAATAAATTCCTCTTAGATGAATGGGTGTTGCTTGTCTAAAATGTCATTCATGCGCCCAGTTTCAACTATGGACGATATATGTGCATGAATTCTATCAAGCAGTCTCATTGCAAGCCAGATTGATTCTCTGGCCTCAACTTCTGGTGAACCACTGGATTCCCAACGGTTCATTAAATCTTTTCTTAGTACGTCAAATGCCTCATTAAATAAATCATCGTTTAGTAGGCTTTTAGCTCTTCCTACCCGTTCTTCTTCGTTCATGTCTCCCCTATAGCTACGGCCCTATTCTGTTCTCTTTCAAGGTTTAACTCTTCCTGCTTCAACTTGGAGTCTACCGCTAACTTCTGGTATTCCTGTTGAATCTTCTGAGCCTTGATTTGAACTTCAGCAGCCTTTATTTCTAATTCCTGTTTCTTAACTTGCGCCTCCATCAGTTTGGCCTGTTGTTCTGGAGATGGGCCTTCCTGTTGGGGCGGAACTTGTGAAGGATCAGTTAAGAAGTCATTCACGTTCTGGAAGCCCATTGCCTTCACCAATGAAGCTCCCAAATTGTACATATTCTGTTCGGTTACTATCCTTAGACCACCCTTCATCGCTTCCCCGGCAAACGAAAGCATCTGAGAGAGGTGCATCATCTGTTGGTCTTTGTTCCCTTGTCCTAGAGCCACAGACACAGTACAATCAAACTTATCATTCCATACATCAGGACGTACCGGAACCCACTCATTACGGAGCATAACCACTCTCTGCTTATCTTGGTTCTTGTGGAGTAGTTCATATATCGTAATCATCAAGTCCTTTACGCCAGTCTCTGCAAAGTTTCTGGCAATGAGTTCTACACGACTTTGGGCAGCCGACATAACTGCATTAACAGCCGTAGCCGTGGTGTGGGAAGTTAAAGCGTTCTCGTTCATTCCCTGAGACATACGAGAAACACCCGCTCTGGATTCCCTTACCCCGTCCAGATATTCGAGCATCTGGAAGGAGTAAGGTTCCAGTGGGGGAGTGACGAGGGGCGTTACAGCGTTGGGGGATTTAACTCGCACTACTCCACCCGGACGTTGGGTGAGTAGATCGTCGAGATTCGCTTGCCCCTCTAATACAGCATATCGTCCAAAGTTCTGGTTGTACATATTGTCCATGAGATTACGCATAAGCGTGGATTTCATCAACTGTAAGTCCATCACTAAATCAGCCATAGACAGACCAAAGAATTTATGCGGAATCTTAACCGGCGTAATAGAAACAAATGGAATTTTATCTATTTCATCATTAGCTAGGACTGTAGAGCCTACAGTGCAAACCTTTCTTAATTCGGTAATACCATCACCATCAAAATCTGTTTTAAGGTATGATTCATGTAGCCAGTAAGTTCTTAGACCTTCCTCATCTGGCATACCTTCATCACCCCAGCCTTCCCAGTATTTGGATGATTTGTCAAAAGCAAATCTTTCAAGCCTCTCACCGGAGAAAGCCATCAGATCATCATCTCCTGCGCCCAACTCATCCACATCTAAATCTTGGTCTGGGTACATCTCTCTTAATTCTGAGAGAGTTTTTAAGACTCGATGACAGACAAACCTTGCGTCCTGTATATTCTTTGATTCTCTTGCAATGAGAAATTCAGAAGGCGGAATATTTTCAATCTTGATCCTTCCGTTGTAATTGGTTCGTTTGATTACAACGCTGTGGCCCTCAACTTCAGCACTCCCGTAGTCGGAGTCATCATACTCACCCGGTGGGGTATGTTCAATAACTTCAACTCCGGGGTCGTTAATCAGAACGGCAAGCTCGTCTTCAGTTAGGTTCTTGTATTCTTCTCTTTGGGAATCATCTGTCTCATCCCACCATACTTTGACTATACCATTCTTGCTTAAAAGAGCATCAGTAAACCACGAGTACAAAATTTCCCAGCCCGGATTGTCCTTAGTAAAAACGTAGTTCACATAGTCTGTGGCTTGGTCAGCCATCTTTACATCTTCAGGGCCGTGAGGAGTGAATTTAACCATTTCATCTCCAGAGGCGAACACCCTCATAAGAGAGGGCTTAATCCACTCAATGGTATCTTGAACGGTGGAATCTACATACTGACTCCTACCATCTACTTCATTACCGAATGGAAGACCATAGTAATATTTCATGGCTTCCTCTCTCTGCTGGGAGATTGTATCTCCCATGTAACCTAGAGAAGAAGTTATTTCACCACGAATTCGCGTTACTAATTCTTCTTCAGTAATTTTTTCTTTAGCCATTAAATGATTCCATAATTTCTATACTCGACTTCATTTGTCCACGCTGGATCATGCCCTGCTACTGCAAAGCGTTGTGATTGAAAGGCGTACCTTGTCGCTGACATGAGGTCATCTCTGAGAGGAACCACCTTATTGTCCTTCCTGTGGTACATTCTGAACTCTTCAAACCAGTCAGAAAGTGTCGAAAATACCTTAAATTTACCCCCTTCTATGGCCTGTAACATGGCCATTAAACCCTCTTCTATGGAGTTTGAACCCTTGTTATTACCCAATGCAGGGGGATTTGAGAAGTGTTCTAGGAGAAAGTTGCACCCCATGTTCCTATATTGGTCTGCTAGGCCCGGATTTCCCATAGAATCGCGCCTATTCCCGTCATGTGGGTAAGCAATCGGGATAAAACTGGGTCTGGTGCGTATCATCTCTGCATGGACTGTTGGAGAGGCTTTAGAAGCCCTATAACAATCATATATATAGAATATCTCCTCTTCTACGTCCATAGCACACCACACTACGGCTGTAGGGTGATCCCATCCAAAGTCTATTGCTGCAATCCTTGGAAAATGGTCTTCAATATGGAAGGGATCGACCATAATCTTCTCTTCTGAAAGTGGAAAGACCAATCCTGAACCGATAGAAGGTCTTCCGTACCTCCTCATTTCCCTCTCATGTGGGGAATATGAGGATAGAATCTGCTCCATGACAGATTCATTGAGATGCCCTCTATTGCCCTTCATTGAAAGAACCTTCTCTGAAGCGTCATCCCAAGTGGCGTTGTTTAATGATTGGCCTGATTTAAGGCTGTTCATAAAGGATGCCACTGTCTCTGTCATCCCTGCTTCTGGGGTAAAGGTCATATAAACCATACCCTTACGATCTAATGTTCGAGTGACGGCTTGACTATAAAGTTCTCTTGATGGTTCCTCGTCCAACCATATACAATCCACTGATCTTCCCTGCCACTTCTCTACTCCCATTTCATAGGCTTTGAAGAATAAAGAAGAGTTCCCCCCACTTACGTGCTTGATCAGGGCTACGCTCTTGGCGTTGGGAACACCGGGCTTTCGTTCTGTTTTTATTATATGTTTTCGCGGTACAGTACCGGAGCCAAAAGCCTCTGGGTCGTCAGGGGAACCCAATAATTCAAACTGTACAATATCTCTGGTAGTCTCGTTAGAGACTCCACCAGCCCATCCTACAATGGGTTGTTTAAACCTTCTTCCTTTCCACCATGTTGGATATAATCCTGTAAGGTGGTAGGACATTTCCATACTCCCGCAATAGGACTTGCCTATGCGGTTTGCCGCCATAAGGAGCCTCTGGTTAGCAGAGGAGCCAGTAGAGTGAAACGCTAGTTGATAGGGGTACGGATCATAATAGTCAATCCTGTTGTATCGTTCCCTTTGCCGTATTTCCCTAGCGATTTCGACTGCTTGTTCTAGTTCCTCCTTTGTACCCGGAGGCATGAATAGCTTTTTGCTGCCTCTCTGCACTCTTTCTACTTGCATAGCATTTACCAGATTCTCCGTATTTCCATCCTTTCTTCCCACTCTTCAGAGTGCATCGTTGTATTGGCATTAGTAATTCAACCAGTTTCTAATAGTCCTAAGTCTCGTACCATCTCTAAAATGTTTCCACTTGAATTTCAATCGACCGTTTTGTGTATAGTAATCTTTTACACTAACACCACCATTATCATGGTAATGCCAATCCATTCCATGTTCATCTAGTATCTGTGCGACTTCTTGCTCATTTAACCTGCTATCAAGAGGGCCACCCTGAATTTCTATCTCTTCCCTAGTTTTCCCCCGCCTTTTCTTTAGGATAGACGCTACCCACTCAGGATTGTCTAATCCCCTTAGTGCTTTTTTAGCCATTCCCGCTACGGGAACGGCGGGTATAGCCACATCTACCCCAGCCAATCCTATATCAAAGAGAGAGGGCTTGCCCCCCTTTTGTAAGAATTGTTCCGCACCGGGAACTAAAAACTTTGTTACAGGATTGGTTGCGATAAACTCTGTAAGTAAACCGGGATAGGAAGGGCGCATACTTGGCCCAGTTCTTTTTCTGTAAGCGTCATATTCATCCCATGAACTAAATCCTGTTGGTAAATCAGTCATCTCAATCCCAGATTGCGTCTAGTAATCCCCTTGTATCGTGCCAGTTGGGGAATTGTCTTTTCTTAATACCTTCCCTTAGAGGCATAGGGTTGTCAAACCCCTGCACAGCATTGTGTCCTATGCCTTGTGCGGACAATAATAACTTGTCCCATAGGGATAATTCCTTTGGGAATTGGTACTCTCCCTGAACCTTTTCTGGTTTATTCCAATCATAGGTGTCAGTTCCCAACCATTCTGTAACCTTCTCAGGTTGGACATCTCTCCTTTCCATTCTCCTTAGAAGGTCTTCTGTCTTTAACTTAGAAACCCTTCTCCTGTCCTCTGGAGAGGCGTCATAGGGAAGGTTTAAAGAGTTTGAATACTTCAGGTGTTCTACCCAGTCATCGCCTGACAGGTCTAATTTTCCATGCCATACGATCCTGATGTACTCTTCCTGCCTCTTATCCATCAGTTCACCAGTCGTGGTATAAGTTCAGGCTCTGTCGTTCCAGTTAAGGCTTCAAGTTCTCTCCTCAATTCATCAGTTGATTTCTCATCGTGGGAAATCTTCTGTTCTATTCTATCAGCAGGTTTAAGACCCGCTCTGTCTAGGATGTCTTTGGACGCAGCCAACCTCACCTGTTCACTGGTCGCAGTCTGGGCTAATGCACTGATCTGGTTCATGGCAGCGGGTACAGAGTCCTGAACCATCTTCTTGATCCTTTGTTCAATCTCTTTGGAGAACCTATTCTTTAAGGTATGACCCTGTTGTTTGGCCGTAGCCTCAGAGTAGCCAGCCTGTATAGCTGCCTTGGTAGCGTTTCCTGTTTGACAATAACTCTCTATGAAAGCTACCTGTTTCTCTGTTCTCATGCAAGCAGTCCCGGTGGCATACCACCTCCCAGACCGCCTGTATTGCCCTGTACGGGCATTTGAGGCATTTCGGGCATAGGGGTAGCGGGTGGAGCTTCAGGGCCACCACCAGCCAACTCCTGAGCCAAATGAGGGAATTGGGTCATAATGGCTTCCGCTTCAGCAGCTATCTCCATAAGCCTCTGTTTAGCAGCCATTTCATTGCCACCACCCATAGGATTACCTACAGCACCCATTGGGTCAACAGGTAAACCTTGATTCTGGACACCCATAGGATTCCCTACTGGTGGGCCGTTATTATATGGTAATGGTTCTCCTCTTGGGCCTATTGGCATAACTTTCTCTCC